AAGACTTCTGATAAGTAGCCAATGCCCAGTCAACCCTAGTATTGCCCGTATCGTGTTCCCTCTTTCTTGGAAGCTGAGGGTTAATCTTGAACTTGGAAGCATTGTACAACCAAAGCATTGATTCATCATAAGCCCATTTTCGGGTTTCCGATATGTTGGTCGGACTGATGAGCTGATGCAGATAATAAAGGGCGATACGGCTCATGTGGGCGACCACGTTTACATTGCGTGGGTCATCCTTCATCACGTTCACACCTTCTTCAAAAGCATCCGCATTAGGGTTCATTATAGGATAGAACACTGAACCTTCACAAACGACATAATCATAGACACCTTCAGACCAATCATATTCCAAGTCACTGGAATATTCCCCGATCAATCCCCAAGCATCATCTTCTTCAGGATTCAATGCAGTCTCTCCACCCACCGGAGTGGATTCAAGCAAGTACTGATAGAAATTTCCATTGAAAGAACACACATTATCCTTCACCCATGATAAAAGCGGTTCCCATGGAACGGCATCAACCTCTTGCCATGCTACCGCTCCAGGTATATGGATTTCATTCGTTTCGTAGCCATGAGGAATGAGGCACATCCAGTATTCAGTACCGAAAATGACCACTTCCCCCTTGGCGTACATACGAAGCTGAGAATATTTCTTTGCGGTTTCCATCTGATACGGGTCTACAAAATCCACTATCTTTTTCCAATAGACAAGCTTTGTGGGTTTCTTATATCCGTTCAGTGCGGTAAGGGTACGATATATCTCACCGTCCTTCTGCAACCAAATCTGAGAAGGATATGAAACAGCCATATTATGCTCACGGATATTCTTTCCTACAGCAAGCACATTCTCTATCTCATAATACTGGTCCAGGTATTCAAGCATGTTGAATTCCGCACGTTGTTCAGCCTGGATGATGCGGTCGTGCTTGTCACGGATGAGTTGCTTCCAATGCTCATCCGTCACAAGTGATATATAGTCCTTATCGGTCAAAAAACGCAAGTATGCCATTTCTTCTTCTTTTTAATATTAATAGTTGAAGTCGCCGTAAACTGTGCCGTCCATATTCACGGTCGTCACAATGTCGGTGTTGGAAGTCCTGTATTGCTGATATTCCTTGCTCAGATAATAAACAAGGGCATAGTCAAGACAATCCGAGAAATGGCCGTATCTTTCGATTCTTTCCCCGTTTTCGTTTAACACCTTCTTCTTTTCCTTCGTGCCGTCAGGATTCTTCTTCTGATATACGAAGTCTTCAGTCAGTCTATGACAACGTGCGTCAATCATCACCTTCCAACCCTGATAGCCCTTTAGCAGTTCATTGACGAATTCCAGTCTCGTTGACATGGCAGGCTGCTTGTTCAACAACTGGATTTTCGGCTTCAATACGGCATTGGTCATATTCTTGTTGGCGATGGTAAAGTTGTTGGTTCCTTCCTCAGTCTGAGTGGAACGTGCTAGTCCGGCAGGGTCGCCAGTCAGCAATACACCACCTATATGACCTTCCTTGACAAGACAATTCGCAATCCAACGTGTAAAGGCTGGAGTGTTGTTCAGCTTGTCCTTCGGATAACCGACATACTCAGGGAATATGTAAACCACCTTCTCTTCATAGTCAATCTGAATCGGCAAGCAGCTCATGAACGGATTCACATTGAAGTCCAAACTCAAAATCAAAGGCTTCAGCTTGTCATAATGTGATTCCTTCAAGTTCTGAACCAAATGCTTCTCACCGTCAAAGTTCCAATATGCAGCCATCTTGTTCGATGTGGTAAACAGCCAGTTACCATACAGCAAACGGTCTCTGTCGGCTTTGTTACGAAGCTTGATAAGCTTGTTGTAATAGATGGCACGGAACTTTTCGTTAGGGTTGTCGAACAAACTGAAGGGAATGTAGCGATAGCCCTTTGGAAGAGTGACCGGATTTCCGTCATCATCCATTACAAACGTACTTCTCACCCATGTCAAACATGGATTTGTCGAACAAAAAAGCTTACCTACTACAAATGTTTCTGCAATCTTATAGCGAATACGAGAAGCCAAAACTTCCACTGCTTTTTCTGAAACTTCTGATACTTCATCAATAAATCCTCCAGTAATTTCCAAAGAACCCAATGAATTGAAGTCGGGGTCGCCCGGACTTGGCGTTAAATCCATAGCAATGATGGTTGAACCATTCCAAAAAGTAATCGTGTATGCAAGATTGTTCACATGATAATGCACATCACGTTTTAACCCCCATAAAGTAAGAACATCCATAAGGGTATTCCATGTTGTTTCCAAAAGAGTTTTGCGAACCTTACGTGCAACAACCATACGAATGCCTTCAAATTGCATACAGCTATATGCAAGCCAACAACAACCAAGAAAGGAATTGTGAGTTACAGTGAAGTCATCCACAACATAAAGGCCTGACGGATTTGAAACAGATATGCATCTACCTTCTTTCTTTCCCAAATATTCAACATCCACAATTCTCTTACCATATTCAGAAACTCCACCGTTATATTCATATCTCGCCCTTTCTTTTTTACGAGTTAGACCACACAAGTCAGGGTCCATTTTAGTTCTAAAATACACAGTCCATGTTTGGCTGCATATTTTCTTTTCTCCATTTGTCAACTTGTAACTGCCCATATCTGAAGTTATTGTTGCCACCCCTCCTAAAGAGCGTACTACAAAAGCAACATCATTTGCCAATTGTTCACTGGTTGTTGTATAGCTCATGTGTCCTCTATCATCTACATATCCATCAGTATCCATCAATCCCTGCATCAACTTCACTCTTTCATCCACGGTGCCGAACATATACACCTTTGGAATAAAATGAGTTTGCGAACGATTGCCGGCTATTCCATGCTTCTTTAAACACTCAATCAAATCATTATCATAAATTTTATATGAGCATGCTCTGCTTTCTGATGCGTATTTTTTAGACATATCAATGCCAGCTTCTTCAAATCTATCGACAATTTCTTGATCCATTGTTGTAAAAAGAACATGCCCTTTGTTCAATACTGTATCTGTAATACAACCGTCCCCAATAATAGCGCCAAGTACATAAGGGTCAATATAGTATTTACCCTTATCGCCAAAAGTGAATTTTACTGGTTTTGTCAATGGAATAATCAAATTATGTTCTTTATACATTCCATTTTTCTTGTTCTGAAACCATTCGTACATCTTTATTGTCGGCCACATAATATCAGTGCTCAAATCGTATTTTATAGCCTTTTTAGATTTTCTCTTTCTACTTTCATGCAAAACCCACAAGTGCCCTTCAGAACAATCGAAATATGTTCCGTCCCTAAACTTCACTCTATAAAAATCAAACTTTCCAATAGGATGTACATACGTCACCTTTTGCATACCTCCAGTCATCGGGTCTGTAATAGTATCATTGACTTTTATGTCCCTCAACTTACGACACCCAAATGGTGTTACAACGTGGCTGTCAAGTAACCCCGCCTTTCCACCACCGGCAGAGCCACCTCCTAAAATTTGTTCTGGAATATCATCATTTCCACATTGAGAACATGCAGGTTTGTACACCGCATTTCCTCCTTTATCAAATCCATTAGGAAGCATAGTTAACGAACCGCCACATTTATCACAACGATTAGGTTGCAATGCATTCCATAACTCATATTGTCTCTCTGAAGGCTTAAAATTGATTGTTAACCCTCTTGGCCTTTCTAATTTTGCCATATCAATGTAGAATTTATCACACTGCTTTTATCAATTGGCTTTTCTAATAATAGTATTAAAAGAATTATTCATTTCGCCTCCAGCTTATCCTCCACTCTTATTTTTGCTAATAAACTACTAAAAAACAACGATTTATCTTAGGTTGTTAAATAATGCAAATCCTCCAAAATGAAACCATTAGCACATGGGTGAAACACCTTTTTGCCTGATTTACAATACTTTTTGATTGCATTATGTCCATCAAATCAATGATTCGTTGATATAAGCCATCAGCTAATTTCCACTTGTTGTAGGGGTGTAACGTTTGGTTACATCCGCTTCATCCACTAATTTAGCAATGGCTCTACGGCTATTTGTGTGTTTCAACGCATCGCACACATCCTTTGCACAAAACAAAGGTTCATTGTTCTCATCCATCACAATTCTCACTTGACCGAATTGCTCATTTTCAAAAACACGAACTTCGTCCTTCCTTTCATTCTTCGTAAAATCTTTCATAATCTTGCTCATTTAGAATACAGCTCACCATTAGAGAAATGAAGGAAGGGCAGTGAGCAAACCCTTGTCAGCCGGCAGCTACCCCGACCTATCCTTCAATATGTAATAGTCAAGCACAAAAAGTGCCCCACTTCACAGCGGAGCACTTTTAACACACCTTTTATAATTTAAAGACTAATTAAAATAAAAACAACTAACATTTAACGGCATTGATCCGTTTCTTGGCATTGACACCCAGTTTCTTCAAGCTGGAAGCGTCAATCTTTTGGGATTCTTTAACTATCACTTTTTTCATTCTATCACGTTTATGGTTTCCAATCCGATTATCTTAGCCTTTGGATTATGGCTCATCACCCTTGTACTTTTCAAACTCTTCCACTTGATAAGCCCGAAAAGGATGGAATGACGTTTCTGTACATTGATTACGGTCAGGCTGTCACGTATCTCATAATTGATTACCGCTTTCCTGTCAGGAGCTACGGCAACATCTATGCTGACAAAATTATCCTTGAACAAAGCCCTGAAACCTCCGAACGTATCTTTAAGTGCAACAACCGTATCTCTGCTAACCACCTTACTTACAACATTCGTCATCGTACCAACTTCCTTGGCCTTCAGTTTGGATGCTTTCAGAAGCTTTCCGTAACGTGCCTGAAGATTGTCAATTGAATAGGTCAAGTTCTTCACCTCAGCCTGATAAAGCGTTATGGAATCATTCATCCTGACTTCAGTCTGCCTTATCTTCTGATTCAGGTTGCTGATGGTGTTCTCAAACATTTCGGATTCATCCCTATACTTCACCACTTCCATGTGGCTTCTGTGAAGCATACCCACCAATATGCCTATCACTATCAGCAACCAAGCCCATGCAGGTATTCTGTTCCAAAATCCCATATCATTCGAAAGTTATGTAACACTTTCCATTCTCAGTCACGCAATGTCTGTACAGCAACTTGTACAAAGGCTCAAAACACGCCAGTGATTCAGTAAGCTTTCCGACAATGGTATTCTTGCCGACCAACAAACAACCATAAGTGTCCTTGTCTGTATTTCCACCATGGATTCGTATTCCTGTAAAATGCGGAACCTTGCATATCTCAGGCATCAGTCCATTTACCATGAATTTCTTGTAGGCAGATTTCTTGGAAAACTTCGGTGAATAAGTGAACTTGACCTCGTATCTTCCATAAGGAATTGCGCTTTCACCATACACCTTCACTTCACCATTGTCGAACTTTCCGCTCTTGTCCCTATCACGCACCTTGTCTTCCAAAGTATCGCAATATCTTGTTCCGTCAACGTATAGCCGACCTATCGTGTAGGTATTCTTTATGGCTATACGTTTCACTTTCAATTCCATTATGCTCATAGAATCGTGGATTTCAATATACTGAGCGTCCTTACCCTATTGATTGAATCAGGACCCTCGATTGACTCTACAGGGATATAGTAGTTCCTTACCCTTCTCATCACCTTTACATCCGCATACACTCCCAGCAACCTTCCCTGGGAATTGAGGATTCTAGTTACAACTCCAGTCTTGTTGACCAGTGAATTAGAACCATGTCTTGCAAGGTTCTTTGAATTTCTTATCGTTATCTTATCGCCGATTCTTATCATAACTACCCGTATTCGATGTGCTCCGATGGTAGTTTCCTTCCAACACGTTCTCCAGTCTGTCCCTTATCTGACGTATATCAATCGACATGTCGGTAAACTGTTTCATCGTAGCTTCAAACACTGCCTTGTCGAGCTTCATGTTGTCGAGCTTTGCATACTGAACGTCCAACTGGGCTTTCATCTGTATCAAATCCTTTTCCATCCGCTCTATCTTAATCATACTCATCTGATGCTGAAGGTAAATGCCGCAAATGAAGATTACGCAAGTACCTATGGTCTTCAGGTTCCTTGATACGAAATCACCGATAATCGAGTTTGCATTATTGTCCATAACATGAAATTTAAAAGTTAGTCAACAAGGTCTTTCAACTCGTTGTCCTTATTGCCTTGAGGTACAATAAGGTTGAATGTGATTCCGTCACCGTCAGCTCCTTCAAGCATAACCTTGTGTGCGATGTCTTCCTTGATTCCGTACATGTCGGTCAACTTGCCGATAGCATTTACAGCAACTGAACGTAATGCTGCCGGTGAAATCTTCGTGCCGAACTTGTCCGTACATACAAGGGTGGAACATTCATCTGCAATCTTCAGCAACGTTTCAGTCAGCCGTGGTCTCAATGTAGCCGCATTGACCATACTCTCGCTCTGAAGCTGTTCGATACGTTCCTTGATGTCTTCACGCATGACAAGCTTTCTCGCCATTATAGCATCATCAACATCATCTTCTATCAACTCGTAATATTCTCCACCTATATAAGGTCTCTTCACATTCTTGAAAACCAAGTCATAGGCTCTCTTGGCATTTCCGTTGTATGGTGAAGGACCGCAAGCGTAAATCAGGCAGAACTTTTCTTCCAAATCAGCCAGTTTCTTTTTGTCCATTTCTGTATACTTTTATGATTATTATCTTTATAGATAATAGTCGTCAGTTGACCTAAAGACATTTTTTAACTGGCTGTCAATGAACTACTTCTTCAACGCCTGCTCCATAATGAATTTCCTGAACAGTTTGGTAAGACCTCCAAGGCATTGTTCCACCTTTTCCATGGAGTTCAGTTCCGTCATATTAAAGTTTATCTGGAGGGCGTAACCGCCTATATATGCCAAAGGCTTGCTTGTACGCTCATCAACAATCTGATATATGTCATAATCCTGCCGTTCCCTGAACATCAGCACTCCAGTGTTGACGGAATCAAGATAAGCCTCCGGTATGCCCTTGTCATTCAACAACTGAACCGCTGTAGGCTTGTCTACACGCTGCATCTGCAACACCTGGTTCTGCATTACATTTGGAGCTTCAGACTTTACTTCCATCTTCTTTTCTTCATTGAATGTGGGCTTGGTAGGCTGTACACCAGTTTCCACTTTCTGAACTTCCTCGTTCCTGACATTACCTGAAGATTCAGCCATGACCATCGTTCCGGTCTTCTTATCGAACTTGAAATTTGTCTTCATTGCCTTAAATTTTAAAATG